TTAATTTTTCCACTTGCATGGTAGAGCGTAAACATACAACCAATGACACGATTGGAAAAAATACTATTCCCGAAAGTTTTGAGTTAGGCGACTATGTAACACTCTATAAAAAAACAACTGGAATTCTAGAAGGAGACCCTTGTTATCTACTTGCAACAACAGATACTACTGCAATAGGTGGTGGAGTATTTGGGAAAACTTATAGCGGTTTTTCATTAACTTATTTTACTAGGGCAAATATTCAAGGACTAAATTTTAAAATACAAGAATTAGCAACAGCAGGAAAGGCAGACGCAATAGCTTTTATTTTTACATTTCCAAAAAATTTACTATTAACAAATTTTTCAGTAGGACTTGCTGAAGGAACGGTGTTAACGGGAGTTAGTGGAAATTTAAGTATTACAGATACATTACATTGGGTGGAAATGTCAAAAAATTTTGCTTATAAAGGTGATACATATATACCGCACAATAATAAATTATATTGTTATCCTTTTAATTTTATTACCATAAAAAATTCTAGTGGTGGGAATGTTGTGTTAAAAATGGAATTGTTTAATGATATTGAAATGATGAATTATGCTGTAGACGCGGTTATAACACAGAACCCGCATATCACATTAACACCGTTAGACTATAGCGGTAAAGCATTTGCGATTGATGATTCTATTACTATGCAGGACTTCCCGTTATGCTCGTGGAACAATGATAATTATGCTAACTGGTACGCGCAACATGTTAACACACTTAATGCGCAGAGTAGTAATGCGACTTCTTCTTATAAAGCAAATCAAAATGTAATGGGTGCTAATTTTAGCAACAAACGTGATAACATGGTAACAAGCGCAGAAAAAGGAGCAATTAACACAGCTATATCAACAGTTGGTGCGGTTGGTACTGGTAACTTTTTAGGCGGTGCAAGTAGTGCAATAGGCGGCGCGGCTAATACATTTTTAGATTACCAACAGAGTGGACGTAATGCGCAGAATGATTTGTCTAATAGCGATTTGATGAATACGGTAAATTATCAGAACCAAATTAAAAGCATTGTTGCAAGTGTGGCAGATTCAAGCGTTCAACCGAACACATGCAAAGGTTCTACCGCTAGTAGTGGATTAGATTTGAGCAGGGGAACAGCAAATTTTTTCGTAGAGCAAATAGGTATTAAACCTGAATACGCGCGCATAATTGATAGTTATTTTCAAATGTTTGGGTATCAAGTAAACAGTGTTGAAATACCAAATTTTAAAACTCGCACAAGATGGAATTATCTAAAATGCGTCAATACATCTACTTATGGAAACATACCGTTTGAGGATATACAAGCAATAAACGAAATGTTTAACAATGGTCTAACAATATGGCATGATGAAAGCTATATGTATAATTATAGTGTAAATAATATTATAATATAAAAGGTGGTGTGAATATGGGAAATGCAAAAAATTTGAAAAGTTTTGCACAATGGCGACTTCAAGAAAATATGATAGAATATACTTTTTATTTTAAAAAATTTAAGCGGTTGTTAATGAGTATGTTTGAATGGGACAACTTGCCGGACGGAATAAGTTCAAGATTCATTGAAGATAAATTATTTTATAATGGATTATTAATATTTTACAAATCTAATTCTTTAGGTTTTTATGTTGTAGCGCAAGCAACACCAATTGGATTAAATGATTATGAAGAACCCACTGGTTATCGAGCATATGGAGTTAACAAAATTAATGAGTATGTAAAACCAAGTGATTGTGTAGTAATTTGGAATGATATGTTTGTAGAAGGTAACGTGGGAAATGTTAATTTTTTCGCAAAAAGCTTGAGCAACATTAAAAAAACATTTGATGTAAATTTGGAGCAATTAAAAAACCCGTATATAATAGCGTGTCCGGAAGGACAGAAGGAAACAGTAAAACAAGTTATGGAGCAAAAAACCGACGGTGTACCCTATATATATGTTAATGAGGATTTCAGTAACATAAACAACGTCAATGTTTTTAATCTTAATATACAGAACCACACAAAGGAATTACAAGATGTATCAACCGCGATTGAAAATGAAGGACTAACTTTTTTTGGTATTAATAACGTTAATGTTACAAAAAAAGAACGATTAATAACGGGCGAAGCAGACCAAAACAACGAACAAATAACATATAATAAAAAATCAATGTATCGTGCGCGAAAAATGGCGGTAGATAAAATAAATACTAAATTCAACCTAGATATAAGAATAAATATAGCGCAGGAAGTGGAAGTTATTAATAAGGGCGGTGGAAATATTGGGAATGAATAGCGAAATTTCAACCTATACAATTAGCGTTTACGAACTACAAGAATATTCTTTTGATTTTGGTTTAAATGATTATCCTATATGGGATGAAAAGTATCGAGTGAAATTGAATACCGCGATATTAGAATTTTATATGTTTAGGGAAATTGGTTATGTTAATCCAATGGTATGGCGACAACGTTTAAGAAATAAAATGGATATAATAATGAGAAATAAGTATAATGATTTATACAAACAAAAAGCAATACCTTTTAATGCGCTTTACACTATGGAGTTATACGAGGAGTACACACACAAAATAAAAAATGACGGTTTAAACAGTAACAACGGTACAACAAATTATAATACTGACGGTAATAATACTAGTGCAAGCAGTCAAAATAATCACATAGCAACAACAGATACTACAACTAATAACACGAATAATTTAGGATTAACTTCTCAATTTCCAAGTCAAGAAATGACAGAAAATGATTTGACATCAAATCTATTTATAGATAACGCAACTAAAACAACTGGTATTAACACCGTAACGGGTATTAGCGGAGTTGATACAACAATAGGAGGTACAAACACCGCGACAAATAAAGGAGTAGACAAAACAGTTAATACGAGCGCAGGAACAAACACTAATAACATGGACGAAACGTATAACAAAAAAACTTATGGAAGTGCTAGCGATTTAAGCTTTGCGCACGCTATGACGCAATACTATGATTATGTTGAAATGTACCAACTAGACCAACAAGTAATAGCAGAGTTAAAAGAATTATTTATGCAAATATGGTGACGGAGGTTTTATTATGAACAATGAAATATTAGATAATAGCGATTTATTAACAGGATTAAACATGAACCCTATACCACTAGAATTTAGTCAAACTATGACTACAACAAAATGGTTGTTATCAATGCAAGCAAAATTGACAGCTATGAGCACCGCGGTAAATGGTTGGTATGACAAGCTGTATACTGATATAAACAACGAAGGTATTTTATATCAACAGATAGAACAACACCTTGATTCTACCTTCATGCAACAGCTCAACAATTTAAATACATTACTTAATACGTTAGCAATTAAACCAATTTCAATATTAACAACCGCTCCAACTAAATTAATATATCAAGTTGGCGAAACAATAAATAATATAGTATTAACTTTTAATGCTATAAAGGGAAGTAACAACTTTGTGAAAGCAGAAATATATAAAAATGGTACTTTGTTAACAACCATTAATACAATAATAAACGGTAGTAATGTTTTTACTGATAGTAATATTATCAGTTTTGATACTGAATATTATGTTAAAATATTTGATACTTTAAATAATAGCATTTCAAATATAATAAAATATCAATTTACTAATACAATATTTACTGGTGTAATTGCAAATAATACTACAATTACAAACGCGGTTGTTACTAGTTTACCATCTATTCAAATGCTAAAAGGTAATATGAAAAGTTCATTTACACCAATTAATCAAAAAATAATAATTGCATATCCTGCAAGTTTTGGACTTTTAAATTCTATTATTGACGATAACAATTTCCAATTATTGACGTCGTTTGTTCCTTCCACTTTAACAGTAACAATTGGTGTAAACATTCCAATACTATACAATGTGTATATAAATGATAGTGTATTGAATGGTAATATTAATCTAACATTTAATTTATAGGAGGTAGAAAAAATGAATAATAATATTATAAACGGTTTTAATGTATTAACAAAAAAACCACTTGATACAAGACAGGCCGTAGCGGTATTAGCCGATATTGTTAATCCATATGAAGGTTTAATGACTTTTCAACAGTTAGATAAATTAGAATATCAATATAAGGACGGTATTTGGGTAGAATATTTAATTGATGTTAAAAAACAACTATCCGACGTTGTAGTAAATATTCGTAGTTTTGGTGGACATACAGCTGACGAAGTGGGTTTTTTTAATTTTGACAATCACGACGCAATATTAAATGCTATACATTCCCTTGATTCTATTGGTGGCGGTACTGTTAAATTACCACGTGGACTAATTCTAACATCACCAATAGATTTCACAGGGTGCGGAAATGTTAGAATAATCGGTGATAATGTTGGTTATTCGTCTATAATGTATAAAACAGATTTACTAACTACAATTAAATTTATTAATTCAACAGTAGTTGATGTAGGTTTTAAGTCAGCAGATACAACTAACCCTTATTTAGCTGCCCCAACAAGTGCAACATATTTATGTAAATCATTTACCATAGAGAATATAATTTTTGATGGTAACCAAAAAGTTAATACAGCATTAAATGGTAACTATAATTTTATATTAAAAAATATTGTTGTCACTGGTTGTCTACAAGATGGTATTCGAATGGAGGACTATTCATATCCCGTAGTTTTTGAAAATGTTTATACATACTGGAATGGTAGGCATGGCATTTATATACGGGGTAAAATGACAACATGCTTAATTCTTAGAAACTGTGAATGTGACTTTAACACTGGATATGGTTTTTTTATAGAAGGGGGAGCAAGTTCGACATTTTATGATTGCAGGGCGCAGGGTAATACAAGAGGCGGTTTAAAAATTAATTATAATGGTAGTTATATTGCCCCTTATTTTCTTAGTAATTTATTATTTATTAATTTTTATACTGAGGGAAACGGAACGTTATTAGTAGGTGATACTAATTATGAAGGTAACTATGGGGTTGTGATTGGTGGTACTCAATCATATACTAATATGGTAACCAAACCAACGAGTATTGAATTTATAAAAGGAGCATTCAATCAAAGTGTGACAGGCAGAGCGTTGAATATTACTTCATGTTATGGTTGTAAAATAGGCGCAATGGTTTCTAGTAATATGGTAGATGTAGGATTGGATGGTGTTTATGGATTAGAATTTACAACGGTTGGTAATATAGCTTCAAATATAACGTTCGCAGGAAGAGGGGTAACTTCATATGCTAGGCATAATGGTTGTATCGGCACGCATTATAACGGCGGTTTATTTCCTAAAAGAGGCAGAACACAACAACTATTTTTTAAAGTAGACAGTGGACAATTAGTAGCTGGGGGTAGTTGTTACGCAACATCATGTATAACTGTAAACAGTAATGCTATTGCAATAAGTGAAAATGGTTACCCAGTTATGAAAAATGGTTGCGTGTATGGTATGCAAGTTAGAAAAAACACTAGAACAGGTTCTAGCGGAATTGTAAAAATAACGCCAACTTATATAAACGATAGTGGATTTGCAAGTCTAGCGAATAATGCCTATGGGGCAGGGGTATTATCGGGTAAAGTATCTTATTTAAATTTAGATTTGTCTACATCTATGAACGCCAACATAGATTATGATATAGATGACCTACCTACTTATAATACTTATTTAGTAGGTGTAAAACTTGAAGCTCCCGCAAATTATATAGTTGGTGCACACGATGGATATATGATTACATTACTAATAGAATATTAATAAACAATAGGAATATATTGTGCAACAACTAGAAAATGTTTCACGTGAAACAAATAAAAAAAGATGGATAATACCATCTTTTTTTATTTTATATTTTTTAACATTTGAATTGAAAAATCAAACATATTTGGAAATTTATTGTAAAATACTATTATCGCTATTATAGCGATTATTAACGTTATTATTTCATATGATATAAAAAATTTTAATATAGTTTTCATATTATCACCTCTTTATATAGACAAGCGCAATTGTTACAATTTTCAAAATGACAATCAATGAATGTACAATTTAATAGTGAACACTCTGTAAAAGTACAATGTATAAAAGTAGTATTTTTAAAAAATTCATGTTTAAAACTAATATTTTTTATAACTCTTTTCATTAATCATATCTCCTTCAAAATTTAATTATTACATACTTATATAATACAACCACCAACCCCACATGTCAATAACTTTTTTCCTCTATATAAGTAAAATAATTTATACGTCGTTTACGTTTCATATCGTCCCACCCCTTCACATAAATTTACGTAACGTTGC